CAAACTAACATATCAACGATTCCTCAATGGGCTTTTGAGCGCAAGGACTCCACAACCAATCGCTGGGTGTGGATGGACTTTAAGGTTTACGTGTTGAAGTTTGAATATCTCTCTACGGATTATAAACAATATGTAGGGAGAACCAACAAGCAGGGATATCCAACATACCTGAGAAACAATAAGCCGGTAGAAGAGAAGAAGAAAAACCCTAGTGATGATTATGATGAAGTAAGTTGTAACTATTGGTATGAAGGGTCTTACATCATTTCCGGGACTGGCCAGGATCGCATTTACGAATGGAACAAGAAGCCCAATCAAATGCAGAAGGGCTTGTCTCCGATGAGTTCTTATGTGATTCATCGTATCAACGGTCAATCTCCCACTCGCAGTGTTAAAGGCTTGCTGGACGATTTGATGTTCGCTGTATTGAAATTACGCGCAGCTGTATGGGCTGCTGCTCCAAAGGGATATAGAATTGATGTGGGTGAAGCTGCTAACATCAAAATTGGAGGTGTAGAGTACGACTTGTTCGACCTCATGCACGTTCACCGTCAGAACGGTATTCAAATTGTTGCTACTAAATTCAATGCAGCAACCGGTAAATACGTATCTCAGCCCCTAGCTGAAATGGATAACGGTCTCGGCCCACAAGGGCAGGAATGGCTGGCTCAAATTGCGAATCTTCAAATGATGATCAAGGATTTGATGGGCATTCCAGACGCAATGGCCGCGAGTCCGGATCAGTCAGCAGAGCGATTGGTGGGAGTAATAGAGCAGGATTATCTGGCTGGAAATCACGCCAACTGGCCTCTTCGTGAGTCAGAGCGTCAGTTTAAGCAAAAGATTGGTGAGAGAATTATCCACCAGGCTCGCATAGATATAGAATTTGACGCTAAGATTAAAGAGTTTTACAAGAGCATCATTGGTCAACATATGATAAACGCTCTTGAAGAAATAGAAGGCTTGTCTTTGGATCAATTAGCTATTTCATGCAAGGTTCTTCCTAACGAAAAGGAGAAGGGCATGATTCTTCAGCGTGCTGTACAGATGTCACAGATACCAACAAAAGACGGCTCTGTTCTTTTGAGTCCATCGAGCGTTGAGCGTGTTGCTCAATTGTTGCGTAACGGCGATGTTGATGAGGCCCTATGGTTTATGGCTACTGAGGAGACTATTGCACGTAAGCGTGAGCAACAAAACGCTCAGATGATGATGCAACAGACAATCCAAGGTCAGCAACAGTCAGCCCTTATGACTGAGGAGGCTAAACGCCAGACCATGATGCAGAAAGCTCAGATGGACATCGCTAAACACAGAGAGATGGCCAACATGGATATGATCAAGGAGCAGGAAATACAGCGCATAAAGGCTGATTCAAACTACGAAGTTCAGCTCTTGAAAGGCAAGCAGGTGCTTGACCAGATAACTTTAGAGGCTACTTTAGAGGCCGAAATGGGAAATGAAATAACAGGAATAGTATAAACATATGGAAACGAACGAATTAGAAAATCAGAAGGAACAAGTAACTGCTCAAGCAAACGATCAAGTTAACGAAACAGTAGTTGAACAAGAAGCGCATCAAGACGTTCCTTGGTTTGCTGCCTATGGTTACGACAATGAAGATTCATTCAAAAGCGAATTTGAGCAGCTTCGCTCATACAAGAGTTTAGCATCAGAGCTTGAAGATCGCAAAAGGGATCTTGACGAAGGATTTGCGATATTGCAAGATGCGGATGATCCGTTTGGCGGTATTGAAGAGGCTAGAACTCTTGTTGCTTTCGGCAAAAAGGGTATAGACTCAAATGTTGCCAATCAGATTGCATCGTCTGACGAACAGGCGTTAATGCAGGACCCTTTAAAGGCGCTTATTCTTGCTGAGGCTGTAAAAAACCCGGCTAAGTTCAAGCAGCTGGGTAAACAGACTATTGAAGAAGCGATTCGTGAAAAATACAACTTGGGAGAAGGCGATTATTACGCTACAGCCTTAATGAAGTCAGATGCAATCGATGCGATTGAACTGATAAATAAAACTAAAAAAGAGGTTGAGGATGTTAAAAATCCTTTTACCTTTGCAAAAGAGCTAAAGAGCCAAACTCAAAAACATATTGCGGAAAGACAAACAGTAGCATTTAGCGAGGCAGAGTCCTACGCTAAACAGCTAAAGGAAGTCCCCTACAAATTTGGTGATACGGAGGTTTCGTTAAAAGTTTCAAACGATGAAGTTGAATCCATTTTGAAGTCGCAGTATGCAGGTTATTTAGGTCAAGCCTTTGATGCTACCACAAAGGAAGGTAAACAAGCGGTACGTGATTGGATATCGAACCAAGTTCTCATTCATAAGGTTCAGTCTGGGGACATCGGAGTTCAAATTGCTAAATCACTTTCTGCTCAAACCGAAAAAAAGGTAGTGCGCGAAGTTTACAACGGTCAGCCTAAAACGGTTAATCGTGTAGACAAAAATGCGATGGATTCAAAGAACCTTAGTCCAGCTCAAAGAGATTTGATGGAACGAGGGATTCCTTTGCCGTCACAACAGTTAAAAAGTTAATAACAGTTTAAAAACTCAAGAAAATGGCAGATATTAAAAATATTGCCGTCCAGGCGGGGATGACCTATGGTGGCATCCAAAACAACTGGGACGCTTTAAAAGATGATTTCGATGCGGTAGCATACCTCCCATTCGGTGACGAATACTGGGACGCTATGAACCAAATCATGAATGGTATTGGTAACCGTGAAATTGCCAAGCAACCTTCTGTAAAGTGGTTTGAAATGAATCGTATGGAAGTGCCGATGACCAGCAATGGCGCGGTAACCTCTACTGCGGCTCAGTTCAACATCACTCTTCCTACAGGTGAAATCCAGACTCTTGGAAGCTCAACTTACACCTGGCCAGCAAAGAACGAGATTTGGCGTCACGCTAAGTCTGGTCAATTGTTCCAGATTACCGCAAAAGCTGAGGCTACTCCGCAGACAATTGGCCTCACGCCATTGACGACTGCTGGTGTTGGTATTTCTATCGTAGCAAACGATAAGTTCTTCTACGTGGGTGTTTCTGTTCCAGAAAACTCAACTTCACAGGCGTCTAAGTACGTGTTTGATACCTTGAAGACTGCAAAGCTTCAAACATTCCGTCACGATGCTAACTCAAGTTCTGAGGCACTTTACAACCAACTTTGGTACTCACAGTTGGAGAACGGGGTTCAAACTCCATACTCTAACTCACGCGACATCATCTATTTGCAGCGTGAACACCAAGTTGCTATTGTAAACACCTTCTTGGCCGGTCAGGAAACTACAAACACCACCAACATTGGTGCTGCACAGTCTTTCCAAACCACCAACGGTTTGATCCCATCAATCATTGCGGCTGGCACTCAAGGACAGGTTGTTGACTACGGAACAGCTGCTTCTGACATTACAGTTTTAGACTTCTATGATCTTGAAGCTGCTTTGACTAAGCAAGATGCATCTGTGAAGAATTACATGGTTTGGACTACTGCTGCTACTTCTCAGGCTATTGAGAAGGCGCTGGGTGGCGGAAGCACTACCGTTAATTACTTTGCTAACCAGAACGTACAAATCAACAAAGTTGAGATGAACAAGACTTTCTGGGGTGAAGGTGCGTATGCTGATTTGATGGATCGTACCTACTCATTTAATAACGTAGTATTCAATGGCAAAAACTTTGGACTCGTTCGTATGGGTGTGTTTGATAATCCTCAGATATTCAATACAACTGATTCAAGTTGGTCTAACTATGCCATCTTCCTTCCAATGACATCACGCGGAATCGACGATGGATTGGGTAATATGGGTAAGTATATCCGTATGTGTCACAAGCCAGGAGCCTTCATGAATATGTGGCAAACTGGTGGTCGTGCAGCGGCTAACAAAACCGACCAATGGAACTTGGGAGTTCACATCGTATCTGAAATTGGCTTTAAGTTTATTAACGCCAACAAATACGGTATGTTCTGGACTGGTGCATAATCAAAGTAAAATCTAGAAATAGGGGGGCCAAAAGCCCCCTTGTTTCCATAAAACAAATAGAAATATGTTATACGATCTGAGTACAAACCAACTGATTGGAATTCCCGAATGGGCTGAAGAAGAAATGCGACAAGATTTTGCAGATTTTTTTAAAGGTAAGCCTTTAACACTTTCTGCATCTCCGGAGTTTATGAATGCTTCGATGAAAGTCCCTTCTCATGACTACAATCAAGAACCAAAACTTTTTATTGAACCGCCAGGGGATTATGCGATTAAGCCTATGGCGATCATGTTTGATAAAGAGGACGGTTATCAAATGCATATCCAATATTCCGACACAGCCATCAACACGGCTGGCGGAAATGTTAGAAAGGTAACCATTCGTCATGGAATGAGCGTTCAGCCTCACGAAAAAGAGTTTTTGTTTTACTTGCAATATCTGTGTCCAATAGTAAAAGGCAATAAAGCATACAGAAAGACTCGCGAGCTGTTCAAATTTGACAAACCTGAGGCTGAAGCCAAGAATAAGATCGAGGCTGCACGCAGCGCTCGTGAGTTGGAGAATATGATTTACTTCGACGTTCCATATGCGGTCATCCTAAAAGCAATTGACGGTTTGTCTTTGACTAAAAAGGAAAGCGAAGAGGAAAACCGTGTAATGCTTCACGACTCGGTTAAGAACGGAAGCGAAACATTCCGCAAGAATGCGTTTGAAATTTTGAACTCATCTCAGAAGAAACAAGTGGTAAATAGTGAAGAGACTATTCACGAGTTAGTTAATCGACTTTCTTCTGAAGGTTTTATTAAAAATGAAGACGGAATTTGGTATCTTCGCGACCGTAGAGGTGATGGAACAAAGTGGCTCAAGAATCCATTCTTCGAATCAACAGGAGAAAAGGATGCATTTGCGTTGATTGACCACCTCAAAGTGAATGAAGAATTATTAGGTAAATTAAGTAAATTGTGATAAAATGATAAGTACTGTAACCCTTACGCTAGACCTAACGAATAAGACAGGTCGTGTAACCGACACCACAAACTACTTGGCCTTAAACCTTGGCGTTGCTACGTTTGAAGCGAAGGGGTTAGGTACTATATATTTCCAGGGACAACAGATTGTCTCAAAAATGACTGTAAGTGATCCCCTGATTGATCTTCAAGACGGGGACACTTATTTTGATTTCCCGCTTGAATTAGATGTAAATGGGGAAGTAGCCAATGGTGTTTATCAAGTTGACTACTCTTTGAGAGTTAACACTTTAACTACCAATTTCCCAGTTACGATTACTCTTCCAGGAACAATGGACATTGGATCTGGGTTTGAGTGGATTTTGGATTTTCTGGAAGTTGGTGACAACATTAAGTTGTATAACCCAATCACATTGGATCAACAGTTTGTTCCGTATGCGTCTGGCGAGTTTGTTGACCCAGACTTTATTCTGGAAACGGATACCGTAATTGATGATCCAACGTATCCATTTTGGGGTATAAATCTAATTAACGCTCAGTCAAGCATTTCTTACACGTATTCCGGATGCACTAAATCAGCAGCTGCGGTTACCTTTGTATACGACTGCGAGGTTGCTCCGACCGGAACATTCTCTGTATCAAGTGCAACTCAATTGAACGGTCAGGTGCTGGTGTCTACAAGTGCGGTAATTAATTACCCTTCTTGGACATCGGCTAATCCAAACTTCAATCCTAGAATTGTTGTTAATTCACTTCCGTACACGCAAAACACGCTTGCTACAGGTACGTATACAGTTTCTTTGTCTCAGGTTATTCATTCAATCCAAGATGACGGATTGATATTGCAGTACACCGCTAGTACAACTGGAGAACACCGAGTAAGCTGCACGGGGTCTCTTTGCGGACTAAATGCTTGCATAGAGAATTTGCGTAGCGCCCACATGGCTGAGTTGCAGCGAAACCGTATTTCAAAGTATCAAGTTTTTGTTGACAACGTTTTGATGTACTACGCTGAAGCTCAAACTTATAGAGCTTGCGGGGATTTTGATGCATATAACCGGGCATTGAACAGCATTCAAGAACAACTTGATTCTAGCGGATGTGATTGCGGTTGCTGCGATGACGAAGTATACGAGTGGGTTAACGTTAATACTAACGCCACCATAGAGAGTCTTATTAACGCCATTCAGTACCGTTTAAAAGATGGTGAGCCAGATGAAAATGACGACTCTACTGCTGGTGTATTAGAAGGAGCTATCTGGCAGGACACAACAACTGCAATCCTTTATCGCTGTAGCGACAATACTCCTGGCAATGCTCAGTGGGATCCATATTACGATCCGGGATCAATCATTGTTACGGCTTCGGGTGTAACTTCAAATCCTCAAGTCGGTGGAATTGTTAATGGTACTAACGTACAGGCTAACATTGATGGCATTAATAACTATCTTGTTACTAATGTCGACCCATCACTTACTCAGTTCAATGCAGATATCACAGACCTTCAAAATGATGCTGTTTTTAGCGTTACTGGTGTTTTTGTAAATAATACGGACCCCCAAAACCCTGTTGTTGGCAATCCAGGCGCTGGTAACGTTGTCTACAACGCAACCATAAATGGGACTACCATTACCACTGTTCAAGGTGCTTTGGAAGTTTTAAGGGTTAGTCAGTCTAATTACGATAATGATCTTTTGTATTATTCCGGTATCGGGAATGTAGAGAATACGTTAGATAAAATCATAACTGGCAAAATAGCTGTTCGAATTAGTGATAGTGGAGGGGTTACCCTCTTGAGTCAAAATATGTATGACCCAGCTCTGACAGCGCCAACACTGACTCAGCAACTTGATCAGACATATACATTAGCATTCCCCGCATCTGTGATTACGACTTTTTCCACCGTTATGGTAAGTCCACAAGTAAAAGAGGACGGTATTACGGTTAAGGCACAGAGATCAGGCGCGTCAACTGTACAGGTAATGTTTGTTAACGCTGCTGGATCAAAGACAACTACGACTACTAACTGCTACTTAACTATTGAGGTTTACAGATAATGGTAACCAACTTAGGTCAAATATACGAGGAGCTTTTGTTCAGGGCCGGTAAGGACTTGCGCGGAGGCTATGTTACTCCTGATGTTTTCAATAAGGCTATTAAAACCGTTAACCAGCGTTATCTAAACCAACTGGTTGACGTGTTTGAAAAGAATAGGGAGGTAACAAGCGATCTTCAGACTTTTATTAAGACTCTGGGCAGTCCTCAGTATCCCGGCCTACAGTTTACCCCTGTACAGGCTGGCAAGCCGAAAATGGGTGGTTATGCATCGATTCCGGCTGATATGTGGTATCAGGCTAATTCCAGCTATCTTGAATTGTTGAATGTAAACTGTGTTTCCGAAAGTAATTACAGAACAGTTGAGTTTGTGAGTCAACACGAGTTCGACGCCAAGATGCGTAGCTCAATCACAAGTCCAGTTGATAACCCTGATGAGAACGATCCTGTGCTGGTTACAAGGAATGATAAGTATTTCATTTATCCATTCTTACCAAGAATCACCTTTACTTACATCAGACAGCCTGAAGTTCCTTATTTTGACTACGATATTATTAACGGAATTCCCGTATATTTACCTCCGGGATCGGTTCACGTAAATAGCACTGTAGAGGATCAAGGCAGTGAGAGTTTAAGCGTAGAGTTAGAGTACCCGGAAAGCTGCGTGGATCATTTGATCGAAATGCTCAAGACCTATATTGGTGTTGGTAACCAGGATCAGTGGGATATACAGACTCAAATGCCAAGTAAGATATGATAACCAAGCGCCAGGCCATAGAACTTATTCAGCACAGGTTGTCCGGAGGCGACACTCCCGAAGATCTGCGCCGCCTGTATCCGCGATCGATTATCTCACGTGTATTGAATCTAGCCCTTGCCGATATCGTTTCTCGCGATCCATATGAGGCAAGTGATATGGCTGTGCCATACACGTTCACTCCAGTCACAGACGCCAATGGTTACTATGTAACCCTGAGTCCACAGCCAATTGCGGGGACTATGGCTATTTTTAGTGTAGAGGACGAGTCTTCGGGGTTCAATACGTATTCGGTTCAGACCAAGGCAGAGTCAGGCGCACTTAATGTATTGCGAGGAGGCAACAAGTCGGCAGCGGTCCTTTTTAAAGATAAACTCCGATTCAACAAGATTCCATCGGGCGACGTCACCGTGACCATGGTTCCCAATGTGTACCAAATGGAGGATGATGATGTTCTTATCATTCCTAGTGACGAGACCGGTAAGGGTGAGATGATGTTGTTCCAGATGTGTTTGCAGATTTTAAGCACGCAGCAATTCCAAGACGACGTTAATAACGAGGGCATTGATATTCAAGGACTTGCCAGAGATACATCAAGAGTATACAATAACGGATGACCATTAAGAATATAAAATACATCGCCACATCGGCCTTATATCGTTTAGGGAAGAATCCTGCGGGTCGTGAATTGACTTGGATGACTCAGGTGGCTATTGATTATTTGAGCGAGAAGTCTCCGTTAGATGGCAACGTTTCGCTTAGAACTATCTACGCTAAGATTGATACGGGGGCGCGGGTATTTACCATGCCAGGAGATTGCATGAGAATATCTAAAGTAGGACTGAAGTCTGGTCGTCGTATTTGGACGTTGACAGCTGATACTTCTCTGACTTATCCAGAAGAGTTTTTTCGATGTGAGACTGACCAACAAGATGAAACGGTTATCAATGGGTTTTTCCCCACCGGATATTTTGGATATTTCTACAATTACCCCAATTACACGGTAGGAGGGGGCAAGAATGAAAACTACTATCGAATCGACGGTAACAATATTATTTTTGACCACAACATACCTGATGGCCAGCTGATTATAGAGTATTTCTCCAACGGGGCTTCTGTTGACGAGAACACATTGATTGATACGGCTTACGCCGAGCCATTCCGCTTGTACCTGATGAGTGAGTATTGCTTTCACAAGGGTACTAGTGAAGATAAATCCAAGTACAAAGAATTACAAATCCAGTACGAGGCCGCGCAGTGGAGCGCCAACTTGCTTGTCAAGGCTCCAAGACTTACCGAAATGATTGACGCACTTGCTCAAAGTTCAGAACTTAACTTAGGATAATGCAGTTTCAGGACGAAATAATTTTCACAGGTGGCATCAACTTAGACGATGATACGCGGTCAATTCCCAAAGGAGATTACCGCGATTTTCATTATTGCAGGTTAGGTAACACGTCTGAACACGGATTCTCCGTCGTCACGTCTTTGGGTACGATTGAGATTGAAAACCCGGACATCTCTGTTACTGATAGAATTATAGGAACTGCTATATGGCTCAAGAAGTCAGCTATTGTTTACTTTGTCTATAAGCCTAGCGGTGATCATGAAATATGGGCCTACTACACCAAACAAAACCCAGCCCACGAGCTTGTATTGACAAGCCCCAGTTTGAACTTTAATAGAGACTATCCAATATATCACGCAAACGTGATTGATGATGTTCTCAAGTGGACAGATGGCCTTTGGAATCCAGAGATGTATGATATCGATGGTGTTCGATTATTTAACCCCCCATATCAAATAAACCTGCAAAAGGCTCTTGATGGTTATTATACCAATATAGACTTGCAGACAATTGATGCCATCAAATGGCCTCTTGATCCACCGACCGTAGATTATTTTACCGACCCCAACAGACAGGATAATAAGCTGCGAAACAAACTTTTTAAGTTTATCATCCAGCCAATTTACGAGAACGGGGAGATAGGGGTGTGGTCGATGTATTCTAATCTGGACCTACCTGAACAGTCTGAATTGGTTGCAGGCACTAACTGGGCATTGCCAACCAATGATAATGGCATAAGAATTCAATTTAATAGCGGTCCAAAGGTTATCAGGAAATTCAATCTTGCGGTTCAGCAGTTCAGCAAGGATGCGTTTGGCGCTGAACCTCCTTTTACCGTTTTTCTTCAGCTTGACAAGGAGTTAGATTCTATTGCGGACAACACCATTCATACGGTTTCTTTTTACGGGAATGTATCAACTGCACCGGCGACGGATGTATTTAAAAACTACGACCGCCTTCCTATTGTAGCTAATTGTCAAGAATACCTCCCTACTAACCAGTTGACATATGTTAACTTTAGAGAAGGATATGACAAGCCTTCAGAGCTATATGAGATTCTAGATGTTCAGGTTGATT